TCCGCTTCTGGAAATATTTTGAGCGATTTGAAGGGCAAATCATGATGTCATTCATGTGATGCCGAATGGCGATCCGTCGACCAACCAACAACCGCATCATCAACGCACAATCGAGACGAGGATCGAATCATGGCGAAGCCGCTCGAATTTCCCGCGCTGGAGGCGACTTTCACAGAATTCCCCGAGCATGGACCGCGTTGCCTCTTGGTCAGGCAGAATGGCCGGACCTATTTTGCACAGAAGCATCTTCTGACTGATCAGACCGTGGCAATCATCAACAAGGCGGTTGATGCGGGACTGACAGCTTTCTGGACGAATGGGCATCCGAAAGACGACTTTTTTGAGGGTGGTGACAAGTATGATCGGGGTGCGCATCAGCTTCAGTTTTCGAAAACGCACGACAGTCCCTGGACCTTCGTCATCGGTTCGGAGAACAAGCCGCCCAACCCAGAATTCGTCACGTTCAATAGGAAGCTGAAGCCAATTCTGGACAGAGCAGCCACGGAGAACGGCCTCGATAAGCGATTCGAGTGTCAAGCATTTGGCGGTGGAAATATTACCGTCCAACTCGATATGTTGGCCTTCGCGCTTGAGGTGTGCACGGTCCCGGAAGCGCAGGCCATTTTAGCGGAGCGTTCGCCACGTCGCACTCCTACACCGCGCTGACCAGCCTATGTGAGCGAAAAGCATTTGCAGGCTGAAATCAAGGCAGAGCTTGAAGCCCGTGGGTTCCGCGTGAAGCGTGAAGTCAACCTTGGGGTTGGTCGCATCGATCTGATCGCTTTCGCCGACGACAGGCACCTCCTCATCGAGGTCAAACCGCACAGCACCGGGAGGCCAGTTTTCGATCAAATTGATCGCTACTATCGCGCTTATAGCGTCCGTTTCGACACTGATACCGATAATATCGAGCTTATTCTGATTGCGCACAATTTCCAGGATGATCTGGTCAACCACGTTCGGGAGACTGCAAGCACGCTGAAGCTAATAACATATGAGGTTGACGATCACAGGAAGCTGGTCTTTACGGGACTTGGGCGGCTTCATAGCGAAAGTGTATTAGTGATCTGAATTTTTTGCTCTTCCGTATCCCGAATCAAATACGAATATTTGCTGTGGCCCGAGGCAGCTTTTCATTTTGCAGGCAGAGACAACGTAAACAACCCTCGCGGCTGACAACAATGAGTGCAATGATTGGTTCGTCGTGTTGTGGTCGCGCGGGTGTCGCGGCATGTTACGCGTAGCGCCCTGCACGACAGCCTCGATCCGGGCCCGGTGCTGGTAGTGCTAGCGCAGGGGCGACAGCGTCACGTCCGGCTCCCCCGGCTCGCCATCGCGCAGGGTCAGGAGACCCGCAGTTGGCAGACGCTCGGGCAGGACGTCACCGCGCAGGGCGGTGGCGGGCAGCGCCGAAAGGCGCGCGTGCAGCGCGGCGAGGATGGTTTCGCGGGGGGTGGGCATTTGTCATTCCAAAGCTGAAGGCTTGGCCTACGCATACTTCTTCGGCAATTTGCCGGAGGCTTGCTGGTTCTACAGCGCAGGCGACGCCGCCGCAGCGCACTCCTCACAGGCGGCGGTTTTTCTAGGCGACGCAACGACGTGTGGCTATCGCCCGTCCGGTTTAACAAGCATATCCTTGTGGCAGCGTGACAACGAGAACGATTCGACCTGGCGCTCAATGTAGATCGCAATTGAAGGGCCCCGTAATGTTGCACCAAATCTGGACGACCGTCGTCAGCGAGTTTTCTGACATCCCCGATCTGTCCACCATGACACGCATTGTCGTGCGCCTCATGCTTGCAGCAATTCTGGGCGGCATTCTCGGCTACGAACGTGAACTCAAGGCAAGAAGCGCTGGTGTGCGGACCCATATGCTGGTGGCCGTTGGTGCCGCGCTTTTTGTCCTCGGCCCTTTACAAAGTGGCATGGAGATTTCTGATTTGTCGCGGGTTGTGCAGGGCATTGTCCAAGGTGTCGGGTTTCTGGGTGCTGGTGCGATCATCATCCGCGCTGGGCAGCACAAAGTTGAAGGCCTTACCACTGCAGCAAACATCTGGGCGACCGCGGGGATCGGAGTTGTGGTTGGGCTAGGTCTCGAGGCTACTGCGGTGCTGTCGACGATCATAGTGCTGACCATCTTGGCAGTGGTGCCCTTCATCGTTCCACCGGCTGATCAGGATGGTACCGACCAAAACTAAAAGTGGACCAGATCGTGTCGGATATGTCCCGCTGTTATAACTTGGGGGCTCAGAAAGACTGACTACTATCAAGAATATAAGGGGTTGAGACGACTGAATCTTCCTTCTCATTGCATGCCTCAGTTCAGCTTTCCCTCCGCCCAGTTCGCCACGATCAGCCTTGGCACCGCGTCATGCGCCCGTTCTGCATCCCGTGCCAGATCCAGCCGCTTCGGCAGCTTCACCTGTGGCACCAGCAGGAAGATCGGCGCAGTCACCACGCCACGGCCGGTTTTCGACTTTGACGCTACCGCGCGGCCGTTGGTGTTGAGCCGCCCTTCGGCCACCAGCAAGCTCGGTCCCCTCCGGCGATAAATGAAGCGCAGGCGCAGGCCAGTGCGGCGTTCCCATTCGCCGGGGGTGATGCGGCCGCCCTTGCTGCTTTTGCCAGCAGCTGCAGTCGGGATTGCCAGCCAAAAGCCGTTCTTCGAGCGGATCAGCGGGCCGGTGTCATGCGCGCCGACGATTACCGGGGCGTTCGACCAGACCAGCGCAGCCGCATTCAGGCTTTCGCCGGACTTCGGAAAGCTGGCGAGGCGGATCGAGTTCGCGAGCATGGTGCCCAGCCCCGCGCCGGTGATTTGCGTCCGCCAGGCGGCTTTCAGACCGGTCCCAGCCTCGCGCATGGCAGCCGTCACGGCGCGTTCCCCCGCCGCGACCTCGGCCGCCATCATGGCGACGATGTCGGGGTCTATCTGGAGCCGCAGTTTCATGCTGGCCTCAGGTCCACAGTCCAGACCAGCCGTTCGCGGTCACGGACCGGCTCGCCCTGAATGAGGAAGGCGTCGGTATCGATCTCGATCCTGTCGCCGGGGCGCGGGTTCGGCACTTCGGCCACGCGCAAGTCGATCCGGGTGGTTTCCGTCCAGAGCCTGGCATCGCCAAACTCGGTGACGTCATCGGCGCGCCGGGCAATGAGGCGCACCAGAACCGGTGCGCCGCCCTCGGCGATATAGACCGCATCGCGCCCGATATTGCCATCTGCGAAGAGCGCGCCAATGGCAGCGGCAAAGGCAGACATCACGTCCGCCGCGCCGAGCGCAGCACCTGCGGGCGGGTGCAGATCGGCAGGGGATTGCTTTCGATCTCCAACCGCACCCATTCGTCGCGATCCCGGTCCGGGATCATCCGCGCATAGAGCGGCTGGCCCAGCGTATTGACCGTCTCGAAGGTGTCGGCGGGGGCGTGATAGATCTCGAACAGCCCGTCGACCGCTTCGGGGTGGAACACCGCCTTGTCCGTTGCGACGCCGAAACCTGCCCCGCCCCGGTAGCGGCGGAAGGTAATGCCGCCGAAGCTGACCTCGTCGGCCACACGACTGCGCAGATCGGCGGCGGCGGCGGTGTTGAGGTAGGTCTCGCGCACCTCCTTGTGCGCCACCAGATCGGCAAAGAAGGCCGAGCCGCATTCGGCACCTAATGAATGCACACCCTATGCTCGCTGGGAACAGCGACGGCGACAGCCGGACGGCCCCGCTCGGGTGCTGCTGGCGCTGATCGCGAAGGAGCCGGGGATTGCAAGAAGGGTGTTTGGGGTAGGAGGTAAGCCGGGGCGTGCCCCGGCGTTGCGCCGGAGTCGGGAAAGCCCCGACCTACGCTTGGGGTCACTGTGGCCGGGTACGGAGGGTGAAACCCATCGTCTACAGGTTCAGGCGGCGGAGGAATGGTCGGTTGGCACCCACCCTACGTTTGTCGCTCCAGACCGTGACCGCCAGGAACCCTGTCGATCAAAGACAGTTCGCAGGGTGCGCATTCATTGCGCACCTTTCGAAGGCCCACGGTGCGCAATGAATGCGCACCCTACGTTTGCCAAAAGTTACAGTTGGATTTTTGGCCATGTTAATAACGCCCATTCAATCAAAGATTCCGCGCGACGATCAAGGTCACTAGAAGTCCAAAGTTCGTAATCATTGGCGAGCTTTCTTGCAGACTGATACATCGAATCATTTTGGTAAGCCACACGCTTCTTACCGTACTCTTGATTGCTGAGTTCCCTATTCATTTTGCTTGAAACAGGAATCAGGTTTCCGAGCGTATCCGCCCTTTTCGCATGTTCTTCTCGAGAAAAAACGGTAAGCCATGCCGATGAAAGTGTCTGGGGCAAAACGTGCTCGATCCATGGCACGTTGGACGGGGTGTCCCCTTGAAGACTAGTATCGTACGCCCAAAGTAAGAAAGGGGTAATTTGCGCACCGTAAAGTTGCCGAAACTTGATACTATTTGAAAATTCATTGTCGTTAGGCCAAGAAACTGTTCGGTGCGTTCCGACGAGTTTCCGCACGGAAATTGCGGAGTATACACCGCCCAAATCAGACCATAGCCGTTTAAAAACCGAATGCAATCCAGTCGGCTCAATGCCGCATACTGCACGCCTGACTAGGAAATTCTCTATAGCGCGCAGAATATCTATGGTTTGTGCGTCAGAAACATTTTCATTTCTATTCTCGTCTAGCAGTATCATCAAAAAGGGCAACACTGAGGTTGGGGCACCAAGCCGATGCAGGCGCGCTACATACTTGGCAACTGGGGTGGCGAGGGCAGTTGTGTTGGAGCCGCACATCACATCCATAAACGGTGCCTGGAAACGCGACAACTCTGAAACAATGTTGGTTGGATCAGAATGCTTCTGCCAACGTGCAGTAAGGTAATTATAGACTTCCATCTTCCTTAAATTTGGATTCTGGGTCAAACCATAGGGAAAGAAGAACGCATCAAAATGGTTCTTTCCATCCTTCTCGAATGCCTTGTAGAATGGCTGCCAGTACAATGAATCGACGATTTCGATATCTTCAGGGGATTTTTCAGCCACTTTGGAAAAAATCCCGTTCCGTACTAAGTCCCCAATCGTCATTGGCTCTTGCCGTGAATTCAAGCTGTCAAAGATTGTTGGGCCGCTTGCCGGATCTTTGATGTCGATCTGAACTACTGTCACTTTGTTCAATAGGCACGAGTAAATCTGCCTTATTCGCTCGTTCCCTCCTGAATCCTTGGATTCAAGTTTGAAGTGCGACGGTTGATTTGATGGCCGCGAGTTCTTGGGCCATGGCTTCGGTGGGGGTATTCCATCCCAGGGTCTTGCGGGGACGGTCGTTCATCAAGCGGGCGACG